GTCCCCAGTTTGTCCCTTGTTTTATAGTAGTGATTTTTCAATGTGCTTATTTTTAATTAGTTATATGGTTAAAAATTATTTTGCGTGGGTAAATAAACTTTCTGCATCGGAAAGTGAAGTAAGTAAAACGGAAAGCAAAAGGCATACAAAACGGGTGTAATCAATGATAGATAACAGTTAATCAATCAATGTTTTACATACCATATAAACCGATATGAAATTTTTCTCTGATTATACCCGTTTTATTATTTTTTTGTTGTTATTTTGTTGCTCGTATCGAAAACAGCAACAAAAGCAACAAAAATTATGGGAAAATCGAAAGAACCGATAAGGCTCAGACAGAGAAAGACCGCTTCGGGGAATATCACGTTATACCTCGACATCTACCTGAACGGGAAAAGGTCTTATGAATACTTGAAACTCTATCTTATCCCTGAAACGAACAGAAAGGATAAGGAGAAGAACCGTCAGACGCTTCAACTCGCCGAGGCGATAAAAGCCAAGCGGGTTGTTGAACTTCAAAACGGAGAATACGGTTTTAACGCCGCCTACAAACTTGAAACGAACTTTCTTGACTATTACCGGGCTATGTGTGAGAAACGTCACGGCAACCCCGAGAGCCGGGGAAACTGGGGTAATTGGTATAGCTGCCTCAAACACCTTGAACGGTATTGCAAGCCTAACACCACATTCAAGGACATAACACCTGAATGGATAATCGGTTTTCGTGAACACCTTGACAAGAACGCCCGTTGCAGAGACAAACGGAAGATTATCACAACGGAAGAAGTGACAAAGCCGCTTTCACAAAACAGCAAGGTCAGTTACTTCAACAAACTCCGTGCCTGCATCAACCAAGCATTTGAAGACAGGATAATACCGCATAACCCACTTCGTGGCATTGAGGGTTTCAAACAAGCTGAAACAGAAAGAAGTTATCTGACATTGGAAGAAGTCAAGGCGATGGCTGCTACCCATTGCAAATACCCAGCCTTGAAAAATGCGTTCATGTTCTCATGCCTGACAGGTCTTCGCAAATCAGACATTGAGAAACTCCGTTGGCGTGAAGTTCAGCAGCAAGGAGACTTTACCCGGATAATCTTCAAACAGAAGAAGACGGGCGGGCAAGAATACCTTGACATCAATAAACAAGCGGTTCAATACATGGGGGTTCGCCGTGAACCTGATGACCGGGTTTTTGTCGGTTTCAAATACAGTGCCTATATGATAGCTGAGTTAAGGATGTGGGCAAATAGGGCGGGAATAACAAAAGACATCACGTTCCATTCAGGGCGGCACACATTCGCTGTCCTCATGCTTGACCTCGGCGCAGAAATCTACACGGTTCAGAAACTTCTCGGGCACAAGGAACTTTCAACAACACAGATTTACGCGAAAATCCTTGATAAGAAAAAGCAGGAGGCGGTTGCGATGATACCCGATATTTTCGGGGCTGATGACAACAAGGAATAAGGGACGGGGGCAGCTTCACGGCTTTGCCCCCGTCCTCGTTTCATAGAAATCCCCCTCGCCTGTCAGAAGCCAGCGTGCGGAAACCTTGTATTCTTTCACTATATAAGTCAACCAAGCGGGTTGAAAAATGTCACTTGCCAAGTTCTTTTCAAGTTTGTTCAAATTCCAACGATTTATATCAAACTCACGTGTAAAAGTCTGTTTTCCTCTTATCTTCCCGTCATCTTTCAGGCGGTAAAGAGCCTCAAAAAAACGGCGTACTACCTTTTGGCTGTCTTCTGTCTGCATAATTCATCTGATTTAGCGGCTGCGGTTGCAAATTTGGTGTTAATTTCTCTCTCCCGGAGATTAAGGCGTTCCCTCCATGATTTAAGCGTGTCGGGGCTGAAATCGGCTTTCTCCCCCTCTCTTACTTGACGTTCAAACATGCGGAGTTCATCGGGTGTCATAACGGGAATGAAACGTTCAAGTTCCATGACCTGAAAAACGTGTTCAAGGGCTTCACGGCGCAAGTCCGCTTGTTTCTCATCACTCAGCATTTCCCCCTGCCCCGTCAAGAACCAACGGGCGTTTATCTCGGGCAAAGCCTCAATGATTGAGACCACAGGTTGCAAGCCGAAATCAACACCTTTCAAAAGTTTAGACAGATATTGCGGCGACCAATTCAAAAGGGCTGCAAAGGCGGTCTGTCTCCCGCCAGTCTTATACTTTATAATATCTTGAAGTCTTCTATTCATATCCATATTTAGGTATTTTGAAAACACTTTTCCCGACAACCGCTATACGGCAACGGCAGAGCTTGCATTCCCTTCCCGGCGGGCATTGATTTTTTTGTTTTCCTGAATCTGTTCTTTCAGCATTTCCATTAATTCATCTATTTGCTTGTCACGGGCTGAAAGGCTTTCCGCTTGCTGCTTGATGATTTCCCAAGCATCTTTAGGAACAGCCACCCCGCCGTCTTCACTGTTCAGATTATTAGAAAGGAACATTTCTCCCTCGCCTGATTGAAGCCAAACAAAGTTTATATTTTCATCAAGGGAACAAATTCGCTTCATAAACTTCTCAGAAAGAGGTACTTTACCCGTAACAATCTGAGAGAAAGAAGACTTTGTATATCCCAGAGTTTCAGCCAAAGCCCTTTCATTTTCCGCTATTTCCTTGAAAATAAGCCAATTTACAACTTTTCTCAATCGTCTAAGATGTTCCATTAGTAAATATAATTATTGTTAAATTATAAATTTAATTTCGATTTACTCTTTCAAAATAACTACTTTGTTTATATTTGCATCGTCATACAATTTTATATGCGGACAAATATACGAAATAATAAATAAAATCGGAATAAACTGATAAGTAAATTTTTGATATGGAAAGAATTACTGACAAACTCAAAAAACTTCTCGCTCTCGCAGAACGGGGATGCGGAGGGGAAGCAGAGAACGCCCGCCGTCTTCTTGAAGAACATCTAAGGAAATACGGTATGACGCTTGAAGACATCTGCGAAAACAATATTTCACGCAGGACATTCAAGTATAGGAACAAAGAAGAACGCACGATTATCATTCAAGTCTTCCTATCGGTTCTTGGCAGCAAGAGTGAAGCATTTAATGGGTCAACTTACAATGCTTCAAAGAAGACAATCTACATAGACCTGACAGACTTGGAATATGCCGAAATATCCGACATGGTAGCGTTCTTCAAGTCTCAGTTCAACAAAGAGAAAAAACGCCTGATGAAAGACATTCTCCACGCTTTCGTCAACAAACATAACATCTTTGACTGTACCCCTAACGATGATGATAAGGCAAGCGACAAGGAAATAGACCTTGAAGAACTCATGCGCATTTTATCCCTATCAAATGGCATGGAAGACGTGACATACAGAAAAGCAATTTCAAACAAATGACGATATGGAAACAATGATTTTTAAGACACCTTGCCAAACAGAACGGGAAACCCGTGACTTGGCTATTTACAACGAGTATAACGCCCTGATTGCCGTTGAAGGACAGAGCAAAACGCTCGTAACAGAACACCTGATGAAGAAATATAACATACACAGCGCAGGAACTATTTACTTGATTCGCCGCCGTGTGGAGAAGAAATTGGAAGCGCAGAAAGGGGGTATAAATGGTACTAAGTAAAGAGGCGCAAAAAATCAAGACCGAGTACAATAAAAAGTACATGGAAAGGTATTGGGAGCGCAAAGCTGAAAAGAGAAAAAACGAGACCAAAGCGGCGGCAGAAAAGACAAAGACTGTGAGCACCGTTACAGTCAAAGAAACAGAACTTTTTGAATGGCTTTTTCCCGAACCGCACGTCACGGAGGTTACAGTCTCCCGGAACGGACAGTCTGACGCACAGTATATCAAAGCTCTTGAAACGGCTAACAAGACAATAAACACGGAGAATGCCCGTCTTCAAAAACTCCTGACCAAGTATCAGGACATCGTTAGAACGGGATTAAAAGCGATAATGTTTGACATTGAAAATTGCAAAGCATTATGAAAAAGAAAATTATTCAATGGGGGCTGATGACCGTTCTCGGTCTTTGGGGTATGGTTTCGTTCATACTCATCGCAGGCGATGAAGCTCCCGAAGCACACCTGACATTAGGCGATTTTATATTGATTAAAGCCTTAGCGTTCGCAAGTTTCGCAGGCTGTCTTTTATGCGGCAAATGGCTCTTTAGAAAGGGGCTTCTCCCCGAAATCAACATACAGGAGGATTGAATATGGATATAACTTTGGAACAACTCAGCGAAAAGATAGACAACCTTTCACGGTTGACGCTTATCAGTTCAAAAACAGTTCTTGACTTTGAAGAAACAATTCTGTTCACGGGATTGAGTAAAGGACACCTTTACCGCCTGACAAGTAACCGGCAAATACCGTACTTCAAGAAGAACCGCAAACTATACTTCAAGAAGTCAGAATTGGAAGAATGGATGCTTGAACGGCGCATACCGACAGAAGAAGAAATTCAAAGTCAGGCTACAACATATTTGGCAACCCATAAAATTTAAATCAATCATTTATTAACATTTCAAATTTCATCATTATGGAAAATGACATTATTGAAATCAAACAAGCTGAAATGCTTGCGGGAATTACCCGGTCAGAAATTGACATTCAGATTGCCACGGCGAAGCAATATCCCCGTGACCTGAACACAGTCTTGAACAAAATCGCAACCTATGCAACAATGGATAGGGAAACGGCAGAAGACTGTTTCTATGTTCTTAGGAGAAAGGACGCTAACGGGAATGACAACACCATTGAGGGGCTTTCTATCCGTATGGCAGAAATCATCGCAGGGGCTTGGGGAAACCTGAGAGTTCAGACCCGTATCATCGGGAATGACGGGCGTAAAATCACGGCTCAGGCTGTCTGCCATGACCTTGAAACAAACTTCGCCGTATGCAAGACCGTTGACCGCCGGATAACAACGAAAACGGGCAAAACATACAGTGACGATATGCAGGTTGTGACAGGCAACGCCGCCGCTTCAATCGCTTTCAGAAACGCAGTCTTGGCAGTCATACCGAAAGCCGTTACAAAACGTGTCATTAATGAAGTGAAACAGGTTGCACTCGGTCAGGCGATTGACGTTGAGACATCACGCAAGAACTGTTTGGCAAACTTCGCTAAAACGGGAGTAACAGAAGCCATGATTTGCCAATATCTCGGAATCAAGGCTATCGCCGATATAGACAAAGAACGTCTGTTTGAACTTAGAGCCACTTGGAACGCCATCAGAGAGGGAACGACAACAGTTCAAGAAACTTTCGTGAAACCCGCCCTCGAAGCAAAAGCACAAGAAGTATCCGACAAAAAGACCGCATCAGCAGCGGACAAGGCGGCAGCGGCTATCGCTCAAGCAACGGGAGAAATACCCGCCAATGTTGACCCTGAAACGGGTGAAATCAAAGAAGAGAAATTAAAGAAATCATCAACATCTAAAAAATAAACATTATGAATAATGAATTTATCAAAGTAAAAAGAGACGATTTACAAGGACTTTACCAAGTATTAACCAATTACCCGACAATCTCAAAAGAACAGGTTCAGAACGAAATGCACAAGGTTTTCGGGGAGGAAACGTTCAAGCCGAAAGACATCATGGAACGTGTGAAAACCTTTGAAGACGCTTGCCGTGAACTTGGAGAAGACCACCCATTTGTAAGGTCATATAACGGTTATGCAAACAATATCCACGAAAATAATAAGAACGATACAGACATACTTGCGTACCTCAAACTACGTATTATCTGCGCCGCCTTGAACGAGGGCTGGGAACCTCAATTCACAGAGGATGAATGGCGTTATTATCCTTGGTTCACTCTTTGGACGGAAGATGAACTTTCAGAGAAGTCAGATGAATGGAAAACCGACCGACACCTTATATCAACAGGCGAATATCAAACAGACTATGCGGGTCTCGTTTTTGCGTTTTCGCATAGCGCCCCCTCGGCTACGTCTGCGTCTATCGGTTCTCGCCTTTGCTTAAAGAGCGACACGCTCGCCGTTTACTGCGGGAAACAGTTCATCAACATCTGGGCAGACTTCTGTCTTATCCGCAAGTGAGTAACAACAAATGTTTAACATTCAAATATCAACAATTTATGGAAACGAAAAATAACAGCGAATTTTTATCGAAAGTAAACGCTTTTCAGAATGAAGCGCAAGAGTTTATCGAAAAGTCTGATAAGAGACACGCCGTAATTGTCATCGCCTCTGAGCCTGACGAAAACGGGGAAGGCTCACGTCAAACCGGGTCTATCATGGGAAATGAAGAAGAAGTCGTTCACGTTTTAGTCGGGTTTATAAGACAACCCCAAGGACGTGAGTTGTTAAAGAGGGCTGCTTCTCTAAGTATGCTTGATTCTTTGATGAAATCAGTATTGAACGCAAAAGAACGGGAGGAAAGAAAATGAGCTACACGATTATCAGACCGAAAGACCGTAACGAATGGCTTGAACACAGAAAGTCAGGTATCGGGAGCAGTGAGGTTGCAACCATTCTCGGGTTGAACCCGTGGGAAACCCCTTATCAGCTTTGGAGACGCAAGGTAGGTCTTGATGAACCTAAGATAGAGACCTTTGCGATGAAAGCAGGTCATTATCTTGAAGACGCTGTTGCGCAGTTTTGGCATGACGATACGGGACGTGAAATAATCAAGTCATCAGCGGGAGATTGGCTGATAAGAAACAATGAACGCACGTATCTACAGGTCAGCCCTGACCGCACTTATTGGCTCGCAGGAGAAAAGAAGAACGCTTCAAACAAGGGGGTATTGGAATGCAAGACAACCCAAATGCAAATTTCCTCAGATGACCTTCCAAAGCATTGGTTCTGTCAGGTTCAGTATCAACTCGGGGTTGCGGAATTGAAAGAGGGTAGTTTGGCTTGGCTCTGTTCAGGACGTGAGTTCGGCTATAAAGACCTGTCTTTTGTTCCTGACTTCTACGCATGGATAGTTGAAGAAGTTGAAAAGTTTTGGCTTGACAACATTCAGGGTAAGAAAGAACCCGAAGCGACATCAGTTCAGGACGTGTTATTGAAATACAACCGCCACACGGACGGGAAGATCGTTGAAGTGAATGACGCTATTTTCTCAGACTATCAAAGACTGAAAGAGGTCAAGAAAGAGTTGGCTAAACTTGATGAAATCAAGACTGAATTGGAAGAACGCATAAAACTCGGCTTCGGGGACGCAGAGGCTATCAGTTACGGAGGTCAGACGCTCGCCACATGGAAAGCCCCCAAGCCGTCAATGAAGTTCGATGACAAGGCATTCAAGGCTGCATACCCTGATATGGCTTCCGAGTTCTCAAAAGAGGTTCAGGGGGCACGCCGCTTCCTGTTGAAATAAGGTTCAATTTAAAAGAAAGGTCAGACAGTTATGTATATCATTTCAAACAAGCAAATGGAAGATATAATCAGCTATATCGAAGCATGGAAAGACGGTGTTCAGGTTGAAGAAAAGGACACCCGAACCTACAACAAGGTTCGTCTCGCAAATATCCTTGTGAAGAAATTGAAAGCGAAACAGCCGTTTTCAAAGCCTGAACTTTCTGAGAGCCTTAAAAAAAATCTTTGTGATTTAAAGTGAGTACAATGTAATCACTTATCTTTGCAATAACCGAAATGGAAAGACAGTTAAAAACCAATATAAACTCCGTACATGGGTTGAATATCCGAAAGGTTTTCAAACGCTTGCTGTTATGCGTGGTTAGCCCTAAATGCGGAGTTTTATTCTCTCAAATATGATAACACTCAGAGAAAACCAAACAGAGCCGATAAACAAGGCTATTCAGTTCTTCACGGAGAAGAAGCCCAAGCCGAGTTTGATTGTTCTCCCGACAGCTTGGGGGAAATCAATTCTGACGGCTTTTGTCGCAAAGAACAGCAACGATAAGATGATTGTTCTTCAACCCTCAAAAGAGTTGCTGGAGCAAAATTACCTGAAATATTGCTCCCTGTGTGGGGATTTCGCCCTGAATGCGGGCATTTACAGCGCGAGTTTCGGGCGAAAGGATATCGCACAAATAACTTACGCCACGATAGGCTCAATCAAAAGCATCGGGGCTAAATTCAAGTCTCTCGGCTTTACCAAAATGTTGATTGATGAAGCGCACCTGTACCCCCGTGAGGCTGACAGTATGCTCGGGCGTTTCCTGAAAGAAAGCAGTATCACGCACGTTCTCGGGATAACAGCAACACCCGTGAAGTTACAAACGAACCGGGATAAGGACGGGCAGAACTTCTCAAAACTTGTCATGCTGACCTCCCGTTCAAAGAAAGGCAACTTCTTCAAAGAAATCATTCACGTTGGGCAGGTCTCGGAAATGGTTCGTCTCGGTTTTTGGTCTCCGCTTCAATATGAGACAACCGGCTTCGACAGCAGCCTCCTTGTCTTCAACACTTCAAAGTCTGAATACACGGAGGACAGTGTTCAGCGGGCGTATGACGCAAACGGGGGGGCTGAACAAATCGTTCAAGCCCTTGACAGACATTCAGACCGCCGCCATATTCTTGTCTTCGTGCCATCTGTTGAAGACGCTATAACGCTGTCAAAGAAATACCCCAATTCAGCCGTGATTTACGGGGAAATGGATAAGACGGAACGTTCTCAGGTCATCACACGTTTCAGAGCGGGCGAAATACGGGTCATATTTAACGTCAGAGTGCTTTCTACAGGCTTTGACTATACAGGTATCGACTGCATCGTTTTGGGCGTTTCTACGGCTTCTATCGCCCTGTATTATCAAATCATCGGACGTGCCACACGTATTGACCCTGAAAAGACGGACGCTTTGATTGTTGACCTCGGTGGCAATGTTGAACGCTTCGGGCGTGTTGAAGACATCACGTTTGAACAGGGGAAGATGTGGCGAATGTTCGGAACGGGCGGGCGGCTTCTGTCAGGCATACCCATTTCGGACATCGGTCATTATACCCGTGAAGACACACGGGCGATTGACGCACGGGCAGAAGCCCTGATTGAAATCATGCCGTTCGGCAAGTACAAGGGAAACAGAATATCAGACATTCCCCTGAATTACCGTCAATGGATGATACGCTCTTTTGAATGGAGTTCAAAGAATGAGAAACTCCGAAAATCAATTATGGCAACCCTCTAAAATTATCAGGCTATGGCAAGACCCAAAAAACAAACTGTTGATTATTTCCCACATTTCGTCAAGTGCGGGCGCACGATTTTCATTCTTGAAAGCAAGTTCGGAAATGACGGCTATGCGTTTTGGTTCAAGGTTCTTGAAATTCTCGGGGAAAGCGAGGGGCATTTCTATGACTGCTCAAACGTTTCAAGCTGGGAATTTCTTCTTGCAAAGACCCGTGTCACGGAAGACAAGGCGAAAGACATCATAAGCGTCTTGATTGACCTCGGAAAGATTGACGCTGAATTATGGGAAAAACACCGTGTTCTGTGGATTGGGAACTTTACCAGAAACCTTTCAGAAGTTTACCGAACACGTCACACGGATTTGCCGTCAAAGCCCTGTTTTCAGGATAAGAAACAGCCTGAACCCGTCATTCCCTCAGAGGAAACAAAAGAAGAAGAAACGTTTTCTCCGAGAAAACCCACCAAAGGAGAGGAGAGTAAAGAAAAGGAAAGCAAAGAGAAATATCCTTATCAGGATATATGCGCCCTTTGGAACTCTCTTTGTCTTTCTCTGCCGAAAGTTCAAAAAGTCAGTGATAACAGGCGGCATAAAATAAAATGCCGCTGCGATGAATGGGGAAAAAACCGAGAGACTTGGTTACAGACTGCGGAAACCCTTTTCAAGCGTGTTCAGGCTTCCGACTTCCTGACGGGACGGCAATCAGGTAAGGCAAGCTGGACGGCGAGTTTTGACTGGCTATTCGACAACGGCTCAAATTGGGTCAAAGTCAGCGAGGGGAATTACGACAATGACAGGGGCGGGCGTGGAGGTCAATCCGCTTCAAACGTCACAAAGGTTGAACTCGGCGTCGGCGAGTTCTATGACAACTCAGGGCGAAGAACATACGGTTCAGGCAAGGCAACAATACCTCCGACAGCCCCACCCCGACCGTCTGACAGACACGCTTGGGATAGTTTATCAAACACTTGGATTTTATTATGAGTTTAAATTGGGAAAAATACGGAATTAAAGCCCCTTACGGGCGTTCAGGGAACAGAAAGGTTTTCTGCCCTCAGTGCCATGACCAACGTCACGACAAGCGCGACAAAAGCCTGTCTATAAACCTTGAAACAGGCGAGTTCAACTGTCATTATTGCGGCTTCTCAGGCTGCGCCGCCGAGAAAGAACCGTGGGAGAAAGAAGACCGCCCGTGGAACAATACAGCCCCGATAAGAAGACAGAAACCCGTTTACAAGAAACCCGCCCCACGTCAGGACTGTTCTTCAATCTCGGGGAAAGCCCTTGAATGGTTCAGGGGGCGTGGAATAGGTGAAAAGACCCTGATGGCTATGAAAGTTACCGAGGGGCTTGAATGGATGCCGCAGAAGAACGGCAAGGCGAATACGGTTCAGTTCAACTACTACCATAACGGGGAACTTGTCAACACGAAGTTCCGGACAGGAGACAAATGTTTCAAACTCTGTTCAGGCGCAGAACTTCTTCCATACGGAATTGACAATATCAAGGGGACGAAAGAATGTATCATCACAGAGGGCGAAATGGACGCTCTGTCTTTCTTTGAATGCGGGCGGTGTGACGTTGTGAGTGTTCCGAACGGGGCAAACTCAAACCTTGATTATCTTGACCATTATCTCGAAGAATACTTTGACGATAAAGAGACGATCTACATCGCATCCGACACGGACACGAAAGGCGTTGTGCTGAAAGAAGAACTGATAAGACGCTTCGGGGCTGAACGTTGCCGGGTCATTGAATACGGGGACGGGTGCAAGGACGCAAATGAACACCTGATGAAGTACGGACGGGAAAGTCTTCTGAAATGTATTGAGAACGCTCCCGAGATAAAGATTGAGGGCGTTTTCACAGTCAGCGACTTTGAACAGTCTCTTGACGCCTTGTTTGAACACGGTTTGCAGAAAGGCGTGACAATCGGGCACGATAACTTCGACAGGTTGTGTTCTTTTGAAACAAAGCGGCTCTGTATCATCACGGGTGTTCCGAGTTCGGGTAAATCAGAATTTATTGACGAAATAGCAGAACGACTGAATATCCGCTACGGCTGGCGTTTCGCTTATTTCAGCCCTGAGAACGCTCCGCTGGCGTATCACGCTTCAAAGCTGATTGAGAAATTCACAGGCAAGCAGTTTGACAAAGACCACCTGACATACGGAGAGTACAAACAGGTCAAACAACACCTTGAAACCAACTTCTTTTTCATTTCCCCGAAAAACGATTTCAGGGTGGACGCCATTCTTGAAAGGGCTAAATTCCTTGTCAGACGTAAGGGAATAAAGGTTCTTGTTATTGACCCGTATAACAGGCTTGAAGACGAAAGCGATGGGAAGAACGAGACGAAATACATATCAAGGCTACTTGACAGGTTAACAAACTTCGCACAACAGAATGACGTGCTGGTTATCCTTATGGCGCACCCGACAAAGATGCAGAAGAACAAAGACGGCGAACCTGAAATACCAACCCTTTATGACATAAGCGGTTCGGCTAACTTCTACAACAAGGCTGATTTCGGTATTGTCGTTCACAGAAACCGACTTGAAAACACGGTTGAAATCCATATCAAGAAAGTCAAGTTCAGACACCTCGGAGAGTGCGGAATGGCTCTGTTCAAATATAACCTGAACAACGGGCGTTACAGCCCCTTTGTCAACGGCACAGAACCCGTTTGGGATAACAATAACCATTTACAGGAAGAAATCAAACGGCGTGAGCAGGAAGCCTTTGAAGCCTCTCAATTCAACTGGGATGACTTTCAGCCCTCTGATGAAGAATGCCCGTTTTAACCATTTGAGTTATGAAGTGCCATTATATCTACACGGAAACAGGCGAAAAGGTTTTGATACCCGGCTGTATGGGTACAGCAGCTATGGGTATCGAACATTGTACCTGCCGCTTTGAAAAATCTCCCGCTCAATTTGAGCGAGAGCGATACAATGAAACCGTAAAGGCTCTGAAACAAGAAATCAAAGACCTTGAAAGTGAAAATGCGTACCTGAACAGAATTATAAAAAAACTGACTAAAAACAACAGGAAATGAAAACTTATGTAATCACACTCTCACAGGTTTTCCCGACAGGTCACAAGCGAGCGGGAGAACCGACATCATTTCGTGACGCTTTCAATGCAAAACAGGTTTTCAACAGAGGTTCAGCGTGTTTATACAGACACCCAAAGAAGCACACGATACGGTCAAACTATCCGCTATGGCTGAAACGCATCACAGAGGTTCAACAAGGCAAGGCGGTTCTCTCTGTCAGACAATGGACGGGAAAACCATACAGAAGCCCGCAAGAAGAAATAGCCATGCTGACAAATGAAGACGGGATTGGGATTCAAGAACTGAAAATGATTGATTTATTCAGACCCACAACGATAAACGGGAATAGGGTTGAATTACCTGATTTGGCGGCGAATGACGGCTTATCGTTCAACGATTGGTATGATTGGTTTAAAAGTTATGATTTAAAGCAGCCTATGGCGATTATTCACTTCACAAAATTCAGGTATTGACATGAAACCGAAAGAATTTTTTGACGCTGTTGTCCGAATGAGAGAAAAACAGCGGGAATACTTCAAGACCAAGACAAGTTCAGCCCTGACAGAAAGCAAGCGGTATGAACGGGTCATTGATGACGAAATAGAAAGAGTTCAAAGAATTATTCACGAAAAACAGAACCCGAAGTTATGGCAAGATTAGACATTGAAAGGCAAAAACGGGTTGAACCAACACGCATTGAATATGCTGTCAGCCGCATTCAGGAACTCGGCTTTGAGATTGTTCAGCGTGACAATACTCAGATACGGTTCATTCACAAAGGGCAAACAGTGACGTTCTTCCCGTACAGCGGATGGGCGACAGGAAAAAGCATAAAGGACGGGCGGGGTCTTGAAAGACTTCTTAAACAGTTGAGACCATGAGACCGAAAGGAAACGGATTGATACCGCTTCACGATGAGAAGCAAGAAGAACGGGGCTTCTTCTGTATAAAGCTGGTTCAGTTTCTGAACACAGAAGCCGAAATGGGAACAGAAGAATACAAGCGGCTTTGGGATGAAAGGTTCTCAGCCGCTAAGAGTGGTTCATGCTTTTATAGAAACCGCTGCCCGATATATGAAAGAACGGTCAAAGACAGACCCGTACAACTGAGTTTATTCACTTAAAACAGAATAGATATGAATAATATATTTACAATTTGCTATTCAGAAGAAGAAGCTAATGAGATTGGGCATTTCATAATGCGAAAAGGCTATGAAGGTGTTCAGAATGATAGTTACCGATATTGCCGTGAAGCGATTGGGTGGGCTTTCAGACAAGCTAAAAGACATCATTCAGATTGCATCTATGTTGGCGTTAGAGGTTGTCAAATGATTGTATCCAAGAACAAAAGGGGACTTCGCAGAAACGGACTTAAATACATCGAGAAGAAACGAATGTTTTACAACTTATTGAGTAGATATTAAGTAAATAAAATAAAACAAATACGAATATGAAATTGAGAAAACAGAAAAAGCAAATCCCGGCTGAGTTCCGGAAACAAATGTACGAGAATTACAAAGCCAATATGACTTTATACGGTAAACCGATAAGCCCATATAAACAATGGCTCAAAGACGTGTTTAACACTAAAATACCAACAAAATGAAAAAGATTATCATTATTTCAATCGCACTATTAGCCCTGACAGCGTTCGAATCAAAACAAGTTGAAGAAGTCAAGGCGAGTTCTAACCAATCATACCCCGTTGAAAAACTGTTCACGGTTGACAGTATCACGGTTTATCGTTTCAGAGACAACGACCGTTACGTTTACTTCACAAACAGAACGGGCGATGTTCAGTACGGCTATCAGAAGCGGGTCGGAAAAGCAACGAAAACAATCAGGGTTCAAACAGTATGCAACGATGAACGGGAATTTAAAAATCAGTGAAGTCAGAGCCTTTCTCGCTTCCGCTTCAAAGCAGTTTGAGCGTGAGAACATCTTTCTCCATAATGTCCGTTTCAAGCGTGACGAAAAGACGGGAGAAGTGATTGACATCATTATGAGTTATGAACAGAAAGACAATGAAAAGGAGGGCTACAAATGAAAGACAGTTTGGATGATGTTTGTGACCGTCTTCAAGAAAATCTTGGTCTCCTTGATGAAGCAATCAAAGAGTTAAAGGAGGCTTTGATAAACGCTCAGGAAGCTTTAGGAATGTCTGTCGCTGAGATTGAACGGGCTGTCAAACAAATAGCAAGGCCCGGGGCTGAATGTTTGATGGAAAAAGCCATTGAACACAGTTTGGAGTACGAAATAGGAAGAATAAGCCTTGAAGATTATGAAATACGTTCTGAACCCATTAAACGTGAACCGCTCCCACCGTACAAAGAACGGCTGCATCCCCGGAAGCACTGGCAACGGAAACCCTATTGGCTCAGAACCCGGAGCAACCCTCAAAGACGGGGCTATCATTGAGCCTGAGAGTCTGAACACAAATGAAGTGAACGAAATACGAAAACAGATATTTAATCGAATAAAAAACAAGAAATTATGGGCAATTTTTCAATCAAAGAAGACCTCCTGAAACTGAAAGGGGCATTCATAACAAACTTCAAGGGGCGCACAGAAACCAAACGCTGCCTTGTCATCCCGGTTGACGATAGCGGGCTTTATGTCGGGGAAAAAGGCGTGTACCTGAACCTGACAGCCATAGAAATGGAGAACCCGCAGTACAAAGAAACACACTGTATCAAACAGTCACTTGACAAGGAGATATACGAAGCCCTGTCAGAAGAACAGAGACAAGCCCTCCCGATTATCGGCGGCATGAAACCGCTTGCGAAGAAAGCCGCCCCACAGATGAACGTTAATTCAACATTTGACGGGGCGCAAGCTGTCGAAAACACAGATGACCTGCCGTTCTGATGACAAGAAAAGGAATATAGACAAAAGGGGAGCAATCCCCTTTCTGTTTTCCCTACCCTTGAACAACCCCCAAAATCACGTTAAAACATGAAAGCTGATAAAAGTATCGCAAAAACAAAGAAAAGCCGACAGACAGCCGCAAAACCGCCTCTACGTGACGTTTTCACGGTTATTTGTAAGACCGATTTAAAAGTAGAGTGCGTAAAAGAGTTCAAATTTCACCCAGTCAGGAAGTGGCGGTTTGATTACGCCGTGCCTGAGTACAAAATCGCCCTTGAAGTTGAGGGTGGCGTATGGACGGGCGGGCGGCACACTTCCCCGAAAGGTTTTCTCGGAGACATTGAGAAATATAATACGGCTACGCTCATGGGCTGGCGTGTGTTCAGAACAACGCCTGATGACTTGTACAAGAAAAAGACCCTTGATTTGATGAAATCAGCCATTTTGAATGATTTTACCCCTTAAAAAACCCCTTTTTTGCCTAAAAGTGATTACATTATACTCACTTTTTCATATTTTTGTGCGTACAATGTAATCACTAAACAAAAAAGAGTATGAAAACAGAAACGATTCATCTTTCACAAATTCAGGTTAACGGGGCGAATCCCCGTACAATCAAGAATGACAAGTTTGAAAAGTTGATTAGGTCTATTCTCATTCTCCCGAAGATGCTTGAACTTCGCCCGATAGTCGTTGACAACACGTTCACGGTTCTTGGTGGGAATATGCGTCTTCGGGCTTTGTCCGCTATCGCTGAAATGTCTCCCGCTGAAATAAACACCCGGCTTGGGGAATGTTCAGGATACGCACAGAAGACAGAAGCGGAACGAGACCTTTTACGCAGTCATTGGGAAAAGTGGCTTGACAGCCCGACAGCCCATGTTATCAAGGCTTCTGAATTGACAGACGCAGAACAGCGGGAGTTCATCATCAAAGACAACGTGGGTTATGGAGAGTGGGACATGGACGCTCTCGCTAATGAATGGGACACGGATGAACTTGTTGATTGGGGCTTAGACCTGTGGGAAGACAAGTCAGAAAGCGAAAGCGGAAACGGTTCTTCCTCCCTGCCGAACAGCGCACCCGAATCATCACTGTTTAACCGCTTTGTCGTTCCCCCATTCTCAATCCTTGACACTCGCAAAGGTTATTGGCAAGACCGTAAAAAGAAGTGGTATGACATCATTGGAGATATGGGCGAAAGCCGTAATGACACGCTTGTAACGAGCCTTGAAATCAAGTATAAAGACCTGTATCAAAGAACCCGTGAACACAGAAAAGAACTCGGTATCACGTTCAAAGAGTACATCGAAAAGTACGTTCCCAAAGAAGACCTTGAACGTGAACAGTCAAAAATCGTTGCTCAGGGCGTTTCAATCCTTGACCCTGTTATGGCTGAAATCGTTTGCCGCTGGTTCGGGTTCAAGAACTGTCAGACGTTTGACTGTTTCGCTGGCGATAGCGTTTTCGGCTTTGTTTCCGCTTATCTCGGCAACCAATTCACAGGCATTGAACTAAGAGAACAGCAAGCCAATCTGAACAACGAGCGTGTGGCTGAAATGACCGCCCGTTATATTTGCGATGACGGTCAGAACGTGGCGAAGCACATCAACCCCGAGAGCCAAGACCTGCTGTTCAGTTGTCCTCCATATTTTGACCTTGAAAAGTATTCAGACCTCCCGAATGACGCAAGCAATCAAGACAGCTATGAAGACTTCATTCAGATATTGAAGAACGCTTTCACGGCGGCTGTCGGCTGCCTGAGAAATAACCGTTTCGCCGTTATCTGTGTGGGCGATGTCCGTGACCGGAAGACGGGCTTTTATTATGACTTCTGCGGCGACATCAAACGGATATTCAAAGAAGCGGGCGTTCTCCTGTATAACGAAATCATCCTTGTTGAACAGACCGCATCAACAGCCCTAAGAGCCGCCCGATACATGGAGACAAGAAAGGTCGCAAAGACACACCAACATATCCTTGTATTCTTCAAGGGAAACCCGAAAGACATAAAGAAAGAATACCCGAAAATTGAGTACACAGAAGAAGACATGGTTCAGTTTGAAGCCTCTGAAACTTCTTCTGAGAGTGAAACAACTGAAAATGAATAAGACCATGCAAGCAAAAATCTGGAATCACTCCCAATGGGTCAAAGAGACAGACCCGGAATCCCTGCGGGGGATGTTTGACGAACTTCTCCGTGAGGCGGGCTTCAATGTTCTGAGTTGCACGGAACATCATTTCAGTCCACAAGGTTACACGGCTTTATGGCTGCTTTCCGAAAGCCATTTTGCTGTTCATACGTTCCCTGAGTTCGGGCGAACATACATCGAACTTTCAAGCTGCAACCTTGATTTTTATCTGAACTTTCTTTCAATGACAAAAGAACTATGAGCAAGGCACAAGAGAAGAAAAGAAACCAACTGAAACAAGCCCGTCTCGAAATCGTGGCGGGAATGTACAAGCGGGGTTACAGCCTCAGAAAAATTCAATCAGAAGTCGTAAAAAGACTTGAACTACCCTCTTATTCCCTCGCCACGGTTCATAAAGACGTGCAAACGCTTCTTGACGAATGGAGGGAAAACAGAATTGAAGACATGGACGCTGCCCTTACGCTTGAACTTGAACGCATTGACGAAACCTGCCGGGAACTATGGGAACAATGGGAAAAGTCAAAGACTGATTACAATAAGACGCAACGCAAACAGAAAGGTTCTCCCGCCCGTGACAACGAGACGGGGCAGACTTCAATCAGGACGTATCAGACAGAGCGCACGGAAACGGAGGTTATCATGCTCGGAGACCCGTCATATATCGCCGAAATCAGGAAACAACTTGAAGAACGGCGTAAGCTGCTTGGTCTTTACGCTCCCGAAAAGAAAGACATCAACGGAAATGTATCTTTCGCCTCTCTGCTGATTGAAAGTGGCTTGTTGGATGAAGCCGAAACGCAGGACGAAGCAGAATAACCCCGATTGCGCCCGAATGTGGCTCTGAAATAATTCATTCGTATAAAGTTACCATTTGAAAACGAAAGCCCGGCACAGGGCGAATCAGCAAAAAATAACTCAATGAAGAAACAGAATAAAGATATTCTCCGCAAGAAAGGTCTTGAACTGATGAACCTATGGCGGGCAGACTGGAACAGGTTTGTCCGTGAAGCCCTCGGAGTGACCCTTGACAAAGAACAGCAAGAAATACTGTCAAGCGTTCAGCACAACAGGCGAACATCGGTTGCATCAGGCACAGCCCGTGGAAAGGATTTCGTGGCGGCTTGTGCCGCTATCTGTTTCTTGTATCTCACCCCTCGCTGGAGAAAGAACAGTTTGGGCGAAATAGAACTTGTTGAAAATACCAAAGTCGCTTTGACAGCCCCGACAGACCGTCAAGTAAAAAACATCATGATGCCTGAGATAAGCCGCCTTTTCAACAGAGCCAAAGCCCGTGGCGTTGAACTTATAGGCAAACTGAACGCCTATGACATAAGAACAAACAATGATGAATGGTTCCTGACAGGCTTCAAGGCTGATGAACACAACCATGAAGCGTGGTCAGGTTTTCATGCGGTTCACACGATGTTTGTCGTAACCGAGGCTACAGGTATCGGGGATGACACCTTTGCCGCCATAGAGGGAAACCTGCAGGGCGACAGCCGTATTCTTCTTGTCTTCAACCCAAACAAGACAGTAGGCTATGCCGCCAAATCTCAGAAAGGAGACCGTTGGCACAAATACCGTCTGAACAGCCTGACTGCTCCGAATATCGCAAGCAAGAAGATTATTATTCCCGGTCAGGTTGACTATGATTGGGTGTTGGATAAACTTGAAAATTGGTGTGAGAAAATATCCCCCGATGAAATCATATCAGAAATGGATGACTTTGAGTTCGAGGGGCAATGGTATCGCCCGGAAGACCTGTTCAGAAAGAAAGTCCTCGGTCTGTTCCCGAAAGTCGATGAAGACACGCTTATTCCCCGTCAATGGCTTGAAGAAGCGCATGAACGTTGGAAACAAGCCAAAGGGCGTGAACCGCTTCGGGCTGACCTCAATATTCTCGGAGTTGACGTGGCGGGCATGGGGCGTGACGCAACGTGTTATGTCCTTCGCCGTGACAACTGGGTGGCTTCCTTTGACACACACAATTCAGGCGGCGTGGCAGACCACATGAAAGTGGCTGGAAAAATCATGGTTGCCCGCCGACAGAACATCGGTCTTTACGTCAGCATTGACACAATCGGCGAGGGTGCGGGCGTTTATAGCCGTTGCGTTGAACTTGAAGACGAACCGCATTATATCCTGAGTTGCAAGTACTCAGAGAGCGCAAAGACCCCTAACGGGCGTGAACTGAGCGACATCACGGGGCAAAACAAGTTCTTCAACATGCGTGCTTACCTGTTTTGGGCTGTCCGTGATTGGCTGAACCCAAGAAACAATACGGGAGCCATGCTACCGCCGGATGACAAGTTTGACGAAGAAGCCACGGAGATAAAGTTCTCGGTAAAGTCAAACGGCAAACTTTATATTGAGCCGAAAGAAGACATAAAAGAACGCCTCGGGCGAAGCCCTGACAAATTTGACGCTTTGGCTAACACGTTCTATCCCGTTCGGTATGCGAAACCTATCAACGTGAACAGAATTGCGAAAATGCTGCGGAGATAACAAACAGAATATTCAATTCAAAAAATATCAAACAATGACAATCGAAGAAATTTTAAATTCGGACATGACGGCAGAACAGAAAATTGCCGCCCTGAGTGAAAAGACCGTGAACGTCCCTGTTTGGGGCGGTAGAAAAGGGCTTGAAATGGAGTATAACCCGAAGTTTCACCCCGTCATGGATAGACAGAAATACCCCGACATCGTGAATGAAGACGGAATTCAGCAAGTGACCCGCATTGCGCTCGGCTTTCAGAAGCTCGCATCAAAGAGAATGACAGAACTGGTTACGGCTATACCTGTCAAGCGTGTGTTCAAACCTGAGAACGACAAACAGAAAGAAGTGGCGACATTCATAACAAGCGTCCTCGACAAGAACCGCATCGACAGCGTTGACATAGACCGTGTGAATAGGTTCTTTGCCGGCTGCGAGATTATGACGTTATGGTACGCCCTTGAACAGAACAACACGCTTTACGGAAGAAAAAGCCCCCTGAAAATCCGTTGTCGCACGTTCTCCCCTATGCTCGGCGATGACCTATACCCCCTTTTCGATGAATACGGCGACATGATAGCAATGTCAGTCGGCTATCAAAGGAAGAAAGGGAGAAAGACCGTGAAGTTCTTTGACGCATACACGGCAAACAAGCACATCAAATGGTCTTCTGAAAGCGGTTCATGGCAGGAGATTGAGAATGAAAATATAACGCTTTTGAAAATCCCCGCAATTTACGCCTGCCGTCCTTTCCCGATTTGGGAATTCACGTCAGATACCGTTTATGAAATTGAATGGTCTTTGAGCCGTAACGGTAATTACATCCGTGAGAACTCAAAGCCACTGTTCTGCGTCTTCGCTGATGAAGCGATAAGTTACGGCGATGAAAAAAGCCCTGATAAGGAAGCTCGTGCCGTCATGCAATACCCGAAAGGCTCAACAGCGCAGTATGTCACTTGGCAACAAGCCGTTGAGAACCTGAAATTCCACGTTTCAGAGTTGAGAAACCTCTATTTCACAATGCTTCAACTCCCTGATTGGTCTTACGAAAAGATGTCGCAGGTCGCCTTATCAGGAGAGAGCCGGAAACAACTGTTCATTGACGCACAACTGAAAGTCAACGATGAGAAAGGACCGCTGATTGAGTTTTTCGACCGTGAAATAAATGTTATCAAGGCTTTCGCAAAGATTGTCTTTGGGGAAAGCTACGCCGCCGACATTGACGCTCTGAAAGCTGAAATCATCATTACCCCGTTCACGATATCGGATGAAAAGGATGACATCAACAACCTGATGACAGCCAACGGTGGCAAGCCTCTTATGTCCCAGCGTGAATCCATTGAGCGTTACGGAAAGTCCGATGACGTTGACAAGACACTGAAAGAAATCAAGGAAGAAGAAATGTACGACAGCCTTGAAATGGCTGAATAACAAGAAAGGGGGACATTATGGCAATATCAAGAAGAAGACAACCGCCAAAGACCAAAGAACAACCGAAATTTCAATGTCGTGACTGCGGGCATAGTTATGACTGGCATGAAATAGGTGCAAACGGGAAACCGTTCATGTGCCGTTGCCCGTTCTATACGGGCGGCAAGTTCTGTCGCTTTCTCTCAGACCCTCAGTGCGAACATTTCATCAAACGGGAGGTAAACGATGGCAAGGCTGAATAAATGGGAACGTCAACACCTGAAAGACCTGTCAGCCCTTGACAAGCGGATAGAACAGATTTACGAGGCTGCTGTCAAGGAAGCCGCACGCATCGGTGCGACCATAGGCGATTTTAACCCCGACAAGCTCTTTTCTTTCAGCGACTACCCAATTACACGCAAAAGAATAGAAAGGCTGTTGTCGGGGCTAAAAAGCGGGTTGTCGGCGGCGATAGTTAACGGAATAAACTCCGCTTGGACGCTATCAAACAACAAGAACAATGAACTCGCCCGTCAGGTTTTCGGTAACAACGTGGGAAAACTCTCTCAGGCTCAATACCGCCGTTATTTCTCAACGAACGATGAAGCCCGTGAAGCGTTCATTCAGAGAAAGACAA